AGATGGCCGCGCGGTTCCCCCAACTGCATGATATGCGCGAGGCTCTGCGCCGTTTCTACTTTGCCATGGGTACTGAGTCAGTAGACAAACTATTGATTGACCCAGAAGGCCAAGCCGTCACAGCCGATCCCCTTACCGAAATCCAGGCTGCCATGTCCGGCAAGCCCATCAAAGCCCAGCTAGGCCAGAACCACGCGGCCCATATTGCAGTCAAGACTGCCTTCATGCAGATGCCACAGATGCAAGGCACCAACGATCCGACGATTGCAGTAGGTCAGCAACTTCTGGTCGCTAACATTTCAGAGCATAGGGTCCTGATGTTCGTGGCTCAGGCGATGCAGTTGGCTCAACAGATGGGCATGCCTATCGAAGACGAGACTGTCCAAGCTCAGATCGCTATGCAGTTGGTGCAAATCTCTGCGGAGTCAGGCCAGTCCGGCGCAGGACCGTCGACCGAAGACAAGATGCTAGAGCTTAATCACGCCGAGCTCCAGTTGTCTGCCCAACGCATCCAGTCTCAGAATGCCCGTGAGGCTGCCCAGATTGCTCAGAAAGACCGCGAGCTAGACCTCAAAGAACTAGAAATCGTTGGCAATATAGATGCTAAAAATACCCAGGCCAAGATCAACGCAACTGGGAAAGTGCTTGACAATTCGACCAGACTAGCGGATATTCAAGCATCGGCTAAACTAGCTGATACTCAGGCACAGAAACTAGCAGAGACAGCTAACCAATCCATCACATGAAGCTATTATCAGATTACGTAGCCGAAGTACAGAAGAAAATCACCGAAGAGAAAGATGCCTTGGGTAGGGGAGCTGCATCTTCCTACGAAGAATACTCGCGTCGTGTAGGCAAGATTGCCGGGATGGCCAGCGCCGTCGAGATTCTTCGTGAGCTTTTCAAAACAACACCAGCAGAAGAAAGGGACTAATGCTTACCACCCGTGAGCCCCTCGACGGGGCCGTACCAAACGATCAGTGGGTTTCTGGGGACGACGTTCCCGATCCGAGCCCGCTGCCGAGGATTCCAGGCATTGGGATTCTAATCCGTCCAGTACCAATTCGGCGCAAAAGCGCAGGTGGTATTCTTCTCCCAGACACATTCCGACAAGACCGCGAGCATCTCAACACTGTTGGTCGGGTTTTGTCTTTGGGCGAACTAGCTTTCATGGACGAAGATATATACAAGAAAGGTCCTTGGGTCAAGCCCGGCGATCATATTGTGTATTCTAAATTTGCAGGTCAGAAAATCTTCTGGAAAGGTGTGAAGCTCTTGATCGTCAAGGCTTCTAGCATCGAGCTTGTAGTCGACAAGCCCGAATACCTTGACGCGAACTTTAAGGAATAACTTATGTCCGGTTCTAACGACGGCTATCAAGAAATCGATCTTGACAATCTTGACAAGCCTTCTGCCGCAGCAGCGCTTTCAGATATCGAGATCGTCGACGAAACAGCTCCGGCTATTGAGGAAGCCCCAGCCCCGGCACCCGTTCCAGCTCCAGCCCCGGAGCCCGAACTAGAAGACGACGAAGCCGAAGTCGAGTCTCCTTCTGGTGAACGCAAACGCTCAACCCGAAGCCAACGCCTCAAGCACCAACGTGACGAGTATGCCCGCCAGTTAGCAGCCGCCCAGGCGGAACTACAGACCGAACGCGATGCCCGTCAACGGTGGCAGAACGACGCCAACGAAGGCGCGGCTATTGGCTATGATCTGTTAGTTAAGCAGCTTGACAGCGAGATGAAGGCCCTGCGCTCCCGTTTCGATCAGGCTTTTGACTCTGGTGACCGGCAGCAAATCTTCGACGTCCAGCAAGAAATGGCCTCACTAGCTGCACGTAAGTCGCAGGCTGAACGGGATCGGCAATCCATCCCTACGAAGCCGGTTCAGCAATCTGGACCGGTAGCGCAGCCGCAGACCCAGCCGACACAGCCCGCGCGCCCTAGGCGTGAGCCGTCTCCGGCAGTCAAGGAATGGTACTCCCGCAACCAAGAATGGTTCGGCAAGGACCCGGTTATGACCGCAGGTGCCGATGTCATTGACAAACAGATGGCAGCCGACGGCTATACAGGCGATGACCCCGACTACTTCGACGAACTGGATAGGCGTCTCGGCGCAGCATTTCCTCATAAGTTCGGCAAGCAGACAGCCCCGGCACCCAAGCCCACGCCCAGCCCTACGGTCCAAAACCGCTCCACCCCTAGCGCTACGCCGGGCAAAATTCGCGTAGTCATTACACAAGAAGACCGCAACATCGCTAACCAAATGAACATCAGTGTCGAAGAGTATGCTAGGCAGAAGGCTCGCCTTCAAGCTGCCCAGAATACCGCCACTCAATATACGGAGATTTTCTAATGCCCGAGCAAAAGCACAAGTTCCTTGCAGCCAGCAATGCCGTTGAGGAACCCCTTGAAAATCCTCTGGATATGGAGTATAATGTACCGAATGCGCTAGAGATTCCTACTATGCCAGACGAGGACCAGTACCTTTACAGGTGGCTCCGGTTCCGCACGGGTAGTGAAGAGGACTATACTAACATCTCTATGCGTATGCGAGAAGGGTGGGCATTTGTGCCGATGGAAGAAGTTCCTCACGGCTACGTTTTCCCCGGACTCGACAGCAAGATTTCTATGTTGGCAGGTACGGCCATTAACGGCGACCTTGTCCTCGCTAAGCTGCCTCGCAGCCGGGCGGAAGCCATCCAGCACTGGGCCGAAGATCGGGCCAATGAAGCGGAACGAGCTTTCGACAGCAAGACGATCAGCTACGCTGACAGTCAAGGCCAAGCCCAGCGCCTGACCAACGAAAGTACCAAACGACTTTCCCGAGGGCGCAAACCCTCGTTTGGATAACATAACCAAGGAGGATAACGGTGCCCAATACTTTCGCACCCTTCGGCCTTCGTCCCGTAGCCACCCTCGGCGGCAGCCACGGTAACGAAGTTCGCCAGTATCCGCTTCCCAACGGCGCTAACTGCCCGGACCTCGCACGAGGTTCTCCGGTCAAGTTGTCGGGCGGCGTAATCACTTCCATCGGCGCGTCCGGTGACGGCCCCCTTCTGGGCGTTGCTACCGGTTTCGCTTGGGTCGACTCAGTCACGAAGCAGCCGCAGATTCGTTCTGCCATTCCGGCGGACGTTTCTTCGGGTGGGCTTTTTGAAGGCTTTACTACGCCGGTTGCGCTGATGACCGACAATCCCTTCGCCATCCTCATGATCCAGGCTAATGCCTCCGTGACGGCTGGTGACGTGGGCTTGAACTTTAACGTGACCGCTGTTGGTGGCGACGTTGATGCGGTCTATGGCGTGTCTCGCTACTCGCTCGCGGCCACGTCGCGTACCTCTGCTGTCGGTACGGCGGTGAAGTGCGTCGGTATTGCCAACATGATCGATAACTCTTTCGCGGACTCGTTCCCGATTGTGCTCGTGAAGTTGAATGGCCCGACGCTCCAGAACGTGTCGGCTAACTAAGGGGACCTGACAAATGGCTAATGTACTAACTCGCGCACAGTTCGCGAAGCAACTTGTCCCCGGCCTCAATGCCATCTTTGGTATGGGCTACAAGGGCATCGACAACCAACACACGCCTCTCTATGATATCGAGAAGTCTGACCGGTCGTTCGAAGAAGAAGTTCTGATGACTGGTTTCGGCACGGCGCCGACCAAGACTGAAGGCGATCAGGTATTCTTTGATACCGCCGCTGAAGGTTGGACGAGCCGTTACTCGCATGAAACCATTGCCATGGCTTTTGCCATTACCGAAGAAGCTATCGAAGATAACCTTTACGGTACTTCCGGTAAGATGAAAGCTAACGCCATGGGTCGTGCGATGGCCAACGCGAAGCAGGTGAAGGCGGCTAACACCTTCAACAACGGCTTCTCGACCAACGCGCTCTATGCTGGTGGTGACGGTCAGCCGTTGTTCTCGACGGCGCACCCGACCCTCGGTGCGGGCAATCAGTCCAACCGCGTCAGCGCGGACCTTTCTGAGTCTGCCCTCGAAGCGGCTCTGATCGGCATCTCGCTGACCCGTGATGACCGTGGCCTTCTGATGGGTGTGCAGGCGTCTAGCCTCCACATTCCACCCCAGCTCCAGTTCATCGCCCATCGTATTCTGAAGTCTCAGAATCGTGTAGGCACGGCTGACAACGACGCGAACGCCATGCGCGAAATGGGTCTGTTCTCGAAGGGCTACAACATCAACCACCGCTTCACTGACACTAACGGCTGGTTCATTCGGACGGATGCTCCGAACGGCACCAAGATGTTTGTCCGTGCGACGTTGGCCACGAAGGATGATGTGGACTTCTTGACCGGCAACATGCGCTACAAGGCCCGCGAGCGTTACAGCTTTGGCTGGTCTGACTGGCGCCAGTGGTACGGTTCTTCTGGTTCAACCTAATAGATTGGGGGCTTCGGCCCCCTCTCTACCCCCTCATTGGAGAATCAGATGACTACTTTTGCATATCCTCTTGACATCAAACGAGCTGAACCTATCGGCTCCGATGCTGTCAATCTACAGCAGGCCCGCGTTCCGGCGCATTATACGGTTCTGCTAAATACTGCTAAGACCGGCACCGCAATCGGGGCGACTACCGTTCCGTTGCTTGTGGCTCCGGCAGGCTCCCGAGTCTATGAGTGTGTACTTGACATCACGACTGCCTACGACAACGCCACGACCAACGTGCGCGTAGGTACGCCGACCTCTACTGGTATTTTGCAAGCGGCTACGACTGCGAATACTGCTGGGCGGCGCGCATACGGCGGTACGGCGGCTCAAGTCTCCGCTAACGCGATTCCGTTTACAGTCGACACGACCATCCAGGCCATTGTGTCTATTGACGTGTCTGTTGTAACGGCGGGCTCCATGCTTGTCCACGTGGTCTTGATCTAACGAAGACAGCGGGTTTCCGAAAGGAGCCCGCTCCTTCTCCTTTGTGAGGCACCGGCATGGCTACTAGCGGCGTGGCAGCATTCGATCCGACATTTGACGACTTGCTTCAGGATGCCGCAGGCATGGTGGGCGGCGGGCCGATCCTTGCCGACGAACTTATAAGCGCCCGGCGTGGGCTGGACTATCTTCTTACCTCAATTCAGAATAAGAATATTCTTCTACACAAGGTCGAGACGACTACAGTACCGGTATCTACGGCCTTGGTCAGTTTGGGTTCCTCGATTTCTGACGTACTCGTAGCCTCGTGTCGTTTTAACAATACCAACATTTCGATGACCCGCGACGGTTACGAGCGGTGGGCTGAAATCTCCAACAAGACTACGGAAGGTCGCCCGACCCGCTACTGGTGGGACCGGCGCAGGAACGGCAATATCCTAAACCTCTGGCCAATTCCAGACCAACAGTATGATATTGTCCTGACAATTCAGAAGAACGCCGAAGATACCATCCGGGCCTTCGACAACATCGACGTGCCCCGACGTTTCCTGCCTGCCGTTCTGTTCGGCCTTGCATATTGGATTGGCATGAGGCGGTCCAAGGTTCCCGAGACAAGACTTAACATGCTTAAGCTAGAACACGAACGGCAGCTACGTGATGCCCTGCGCGAAGACCGCGAGCGCGCCAAGACCTATATTAGGATTGGCAACTGATGCCTTACAGCTATAGCGAACTCGTCTTGGCTATCCAGGCCAACATGGAAGAAGACTCGGCGGAATTCCTGTCTGAGCTTCCCAAGATCATCGAACGGGCGCAAAGCCATTTGCAACGGCGCCTGGACCCGATCAACATCAACCGCTTTACTGAGGTTTCGGTCAGTGCTTCGGTGCGGACCCTCAACTTACCCAGCGACTTGCTAGTGCTTAAGTCCATTCAGGTCTGCGCGTCCGGCGGCTGGAACAACCTCATTCAACAGAACAACGAATTCCTGACAGCCTACTGGCCCGACTACGCCTCGTGCTCGCCGTCTAAGTATTATGCGCCCAAAGACAATCTGTCAATCTATCTGGCACCTACGCCACCCAACAACGGCACAGCTCTCATAGAATATATTCCCCGTGTCACGATCCTAAGCTCTGCTGCCCCCACCAACTGGTATTCGCAGAATGCCGACACGGCGCTCTTCAATGCCTCCATGCTTTATGCTAATATGTGGGCGAAGAACGGTGGTGCAGTTGCTACATGGAAGTCGCTTCTAGACGAAGAGCTTCAAGTCCTTAACATCGAGGCAGCCCGCGCACGGCGCTCCGATACTTCGAATCGCCAGGACGGCTCACCCGAAAACACTCTGTCAGGTCAGCCCTAATGCGCGCGTGGTCGATCTGTGATCGGTGTGGCTTCAAGTATTATTCGACGCAGATGGCTCTGGAATCTACGGGCGTTTTGGTCTGTCATCGCTGCAATGACGGCAAGTACGATTTGAAGCGCCACCCGCAAAACAGGCCGTTCCGCCCCAGGCCCGAGCTGCGTGAAGTTCGCTTGGCTACGACCGACGATTCCTTCGATAACTTCC